ATGTCAAATAAAATCCTAGTCGCTGGTGCGCCAACCGATTCCCCAGGCGCATTTTTCCAGGCTTATGCTGCTGGCACTGCAACCGTCACCGTTCCGGCTGGCGATTACTTCATTACGCCGACTGCAAACGTCACCATTGAACTGAATACCAATACCAGTGGCAACATCAGCAATGCAGTTTGGGCTGTTGTTGTTGCAAATAACACTGGTGGTTATTTCGTTGCTGATGGCGTAAACATTCGTGCTAATGTTTTGTCCGGCACTCCGACAATCACTCTGTTCCAAGTGAACGGTGGTGAGGCTGTGTCTGAGACTTACGCCTAAGGAGACAGCATGAATGCTAACCGTGTAGGTGCGTTGTTACCCAACAGTTTTGGCAACTTTGCTATTGGTAAGGCAGTCGGCGTATCTGTTGCTGCCACTGGTAACGCAGTTGCTCAAATCCCAGTTGTGGGTGGAACCTCATACATTGTTCGCAAGATTCTTGTCGCTAATGCAAATCAGAGCATTGCTACCGGCAACGTGACGATCCTTACCTCTAACGATGGTAATGCGTCCAACGCTGTTAGCAATGCGACTACTTTGGCTTCCGTAACTAGCAACGCTACTTTCCAAGACGTTACTTTGGCAACTGCGACTGCTACTACGGTTTACTCTGCTGGTTCGTTGTACGTTAAGGTGAACACAGCAGTTAGCGGCGGTACTTGCGACATTACCGTATTTGGTGACGTTGTAACCCTATGACAACTATTTATGTGACCAACAAGACCGATAAGGTTCTTGTCGATGAATATGCCTTTAAGCAGTATAAGTTTCCAGTAAACATTACTGTTGAAGTTCCCATTGAAGTTGCGCGTCACATATTTGGTTATGGCTCTGATAATAAAGAGTCGATAGTAGCTAGGCTGGGATTTGCAAAAACTTTGAACGATATGCCAGATGGTTTACTTCATTTGGAGAAGTTTATTGTGAGCGAGGAGAAGCCTAAACAGGATCGGTCTTTATCCCCGCCGATTGACATAGTACCCCCTCCCGTTCCGCAAGGTCGGGTGGGGAGAATTGTCCAAAAAGCAGCTTAACTATGGGAATTAAATGGCAACGCTTTCTAGCTACATCACAGAGGTTCGCAGACTTCTGCACGATGCAAATGGGAATTTCTATTCCGACTCCGAATTAACGGATTACATCAATTCGGCTAGACAGCGCGTTGTCCGCGATACTGGTTGCCTTCGCACCATTCAGATTACCCAAACTCCGCTTGCCCCTGTAGCTTCTGCTACCCAACCTGTTGCTTGGGCTGCAAATACAGCGGTAACTTTGAACGAATACATCTTCTCCAATATTTTTATTTACCAGGTCACAACGGCTGGTACGACAGGAGATGATCCACCTAGCTATCCTGCGTATGGCGGCCTATACCCGCCAAGCACTCCATTTGCTAATGGCACAGCGCAGTTTACCTATGTGGGTAATGTCGAGAACATGAACTATGTCGCGTTGCCAGAAGGCTTAAATACGCTTGACGTTCTTAATATCAATCTTTACTGGGGGAATAGCCGTGTTCCGCTGCAATATTTGCCGTGGACACAATTTAACGCGCAGTTGCGTTATTGGCAAAACTATATTGGCCGCCCCGTAGCGTTTTCTATTTTTGGTCAATCAAAAATCTATTTGTCTCCTGTGCCGGATCAAATTTATACGGTAGAGATAGACACGGTGGTATTGCCGCCTGACCTTGTAAATGCTGCTACGGTGGATACGATTATTGATCCATACACTAATCCTGTTGCCTTCTATGCGGCTTACAAAGCCAAGTACAAAGAACAGAGTTATGGTGAAGCTGAGATATACAAACAGGAATATGTGAAACAAGTCCAGGCTGTTTTGTCGAGCGTGATGACTCGCAGACTACCAGACCCTTATAGCACTCCCTTCTAATCATGGCAGCGGCTGAACAAAAGAAGTCGTACCAAGTTGTTAAGCAATTTCGTGGCGTAAACACGAAAGCTAACCGCACTGCCATCGACGAGAACGAATTTGCATGGCTAGAAAATGCCATGCCTATTGGTTACGCCAACCTCAAGATTACGCCCTACAGCAGCAATACCACAGTAGCTTTTGCCAATGTTGCGTCTGGTCTTTACCCAGCAAACATCAACAATAATGACTATGCGTTGGCTTTCCAAGAAGATGGAAGCTGCGAGTACGTTGACATTATTTCCAACACAAAAGCTAACCTGGCGATTGCTGGCATTTTTTCCAATTCTGGCATCAACATTACGCAATGGAAAAGTGAGCGAGTTCTCATTGCTGACAAGAACAAAGGCATCTTTAATTGGGATGGCACTAACCTTGTAGCTATCGGTGGCGTTGGATCAATAGGAATTGTTAATGGTGGATCTGGCTATTCTAGCACTCCAGCCGTGATTATTTCTGCGCCGAATCAAACTGGTGGTATCCAAGCTGAAGCTGAAGCTATTATTACGGCAAATGTAGTTACTTCAATTACTTTGACTGAGGCTGGCAGCGGCTATACATCGGCTCCAACGGTTACTATTTCTGGTGGTGGCGGCGCTAATGCAAATGCAGTCGCTAGTCTGATTACATTTTCCACAGGAACAGTCAGCGTTTTAGTAACGAACGGCGGCACAAACTATACAAATGTTGCCAATACTGTTGTAACCATTGCTGGTGGTGGCGGCACAAATGCTGCTGGTCAGGCCATTATCTCTGGCGGTCAGATCATTAACGTCATTATGACGAATGCTGGTAGCGGTTATTCCAATGCTTCCAATATCACGGTAACGATTACTGGTGGAGGTGGAACTAATGCAACAGCAAAAGCTATTATCAACAGTGAAGAACTTTCCGGCATTCAAACCTTTAGCGGGCGTACCTGGGTTTCGCAGGGAAGGACTGTTTCTTACACTGCTGCTGGCACATACAATGATTTTACAAGCGTATCTGCTGGTTCTCTTACTCTGACCGACAATACGTTGCACAGCAATATTGTTCAGTTATTGTCTGCCAATAACTTTTTGTACATTTTTGGCGAAGACAGTATCAACGTGTTTTCGGATGTGCGAGTTACCAATACTGGCACAACGATATTTACCAATACAAACGTATCTGCTTCCGTCGGTACACGACTGCCTTACGCAATCTTTCCATACTTCCGTTCTGTTCTATTTATGAATGAGTATGGCGTTTATGCGCTGGTAGGTTCGACAACTTCTAAGTTGTCAGATGCGCTAGACGGGGTATTCCCAAACATTGACTTTACGACCGCAACCGTTACGGCTGGGCAGGTTCTTTTAAATAATATTCTTTGTGCAGCATTTAACATTCGCTATAACGATCTTGGAACTTATCGCTATATCCAGGCGGTATTTTTTGAGCGCAAATGGTTTTTTACGAATCAACGTCCTGATTTAAAACTAACCATGTCCATTCCTTCCGACGGCAAAATTAAAATGTTTGGAACGAATGGAAATAATTTGTATCATCTTTATGATGATCCACTAACATCTATTGAAAGTATTATTCAATCGCCATTGCAGCCTATGGGCGATCCGATTAGGACAAAACAAGCATTAAAGATTGGCATTGAGGCCACAGTTAGCAATAGTGCTTTATTGAATGTAACCGTTGATAGCGAATCAAATGCAAGCCCAGTGTATGTCTTAGGTAATTTTGTTGGATGGATAAATAATTTTGGCGCAACAATCCCCTGGATAAACAACTCTAGTTCAGTTGTTTCTTGGGTTGGCGGTCAAGGTTATACATTGTTTAAGACTGACGCGCAGCAATGGGGTAAATATCTTGGAATGACCGTAACTTCCAATTCCGCTGGATTTGTGGTCAATGGTTTTGAATACGAACACGAATTGAGAGTGAGGTTTTAAATGACTGTACCTTTTGCTTTTGCGAATGCAACAACGTCTTTGCCTTTATCGCAACTAGACGCAAACTTTAATACGCCTATTACGCTTGGCAATACAGCAATTCAGCTAGGCAATACAGTAACGACGCTCAATAACATGACGTTGGCAAATGTTACTATCCAAAGCGGAACAAGTACCGTTGGTAACGTCACGATTGGTAATACAACAATCGGGTTGGGAAATACTGCAACCACGATAGGTAATTTGACATTATCAAATGTCACAATTAGCAGCGGCTCAATTAGTGCCAATGTTTCTAATGCAACATCAGATAGCGTTAATGTTGTTGGCTACATGGGCATTCCACAAAATAGCCAAAATGGTAATTACAACGTGGTTATTGGCGATGCGGGTAAACATCTTTACCACCCAACAGGCCAGGCAGCGGCAACATATACCTTCCCAGCAGATTCTAATGTTGCGTTTACTATTGGTACAGCCATCACGATTGTGAATGGTTCTGCTAATGCGGTTACTGTTGCTTTGACAACGGACACTTTGTACTTGTCATCGACAGGAGCTACTGGAAATAGAACTCTTGCCCAATGGGGTATTGCAACCGCAGTAAAGATTGCAAGCACAACTTGGGTAATTTCTGGATCGAATCTGACATGACAGGAATTATTCAAGCGCTTTTTGCCTCTTATGGTGGCAAGATTGTTACTGCCGACTTCCTCGTTATTGCTGGTGGTGGCGGCGGTGGTAATCAAGATGGCGGTGGGGGTGGAGCCGGAGGTTACAGAACATCAGCAGGTACGTCTGGTGGAGGTGCGGCAGCGGAAGGAAAACTTTTATTAAACACAGCTCTTTCATACACAGTAACAGTTGGCGCTGGTGGAACAACAAGCGCCTCCGCAACAGGTGGCAATGGTTCTAATTCTTCTTTTTCTACTATTACATCAACTGGTGGTGGCGGTGGCGGTTATCCGACTCCAGCAACAGGAGGTAGCGGTGGTGGTGGTAGATATGGAATTAACGGAGCTGCTGGAACTGCCAATCAAGGATATGCTGGTGGTAATGGAGGAGCAGCAAGCGGTATATTTGCTGCTGGCGGTGGTGGTGGAGCTGGTGCGGTAGGAGCAGCGGGTGGAGCAACAGGTGGAAATGGCGGTGCTGGTGTTGCATCAAGCATTAGCGGTTCGTCTGTAAATCGTGCGGGTGGAGGTGGAGGCGGAACTTTTGGCGGCACAAACGGTACTGGTGGCTCTGGCGGTGGTGGCAATGCTGGTAGCGCTGGCACAGCCAATACTGGCGGTGGTGGCGGTGGAGGTTTTGGAAATACCGATAATGCTGGTTCTGGCGGTTCTGGCATTGTCATTATCAAAATTCCATCAACTTTCTTTGCTTCTTTTTCTAGTGGCGTGACGTTTACAACCAGCACATCTGTTGCTGGTTTCAACGTCTATACCGTTACTGCAACTTCGACTACATCTGAAACAGTGACTTTCTTCGCTGGCGCACAAGCCGACTTTCTCGTTATTGCTGGTGGTGGCGGTGGTGGGTACGATGCAGGTGGCGGCGGTGGTGCTGGTGGTTATAGGACTTCTGCCGGAACAACTGGTGGTGGCGGATCAGCAGAGTCTTCTTTAACACTTAACTTTGGAACGGCATACACAGTCACGGTTGGCGGCGGTGGAACTGGAGCAACAACAACAAGTCGAGGAGGTGTTGGTTCTAATTCTGTTTTGTCCACGATCACATCTACGGGTGGAGGCGGTGGGGGAAGTAGAAACGGTTCTGAAACTACCGGCGGAACAGGTGGCTCTGCTGGCGGCGGTGCGGGTGACGGCGGGGCAGCGGGTTCAAGAACTTCCTCTCCCGTTCAGGGCAACAACGGTGGCGCTGGCAATGCCAGTTTTACACCCGGCGCAGGTGGTGGCGGCGCAGGAGCGGTCGGAGGAAATACAACGGGCGAAAGTTCGCCGGGAAGCGGCGGGAACGGTGTCGCATCATCAATCACAGGTTCATCAGTCACCCGTGGAGGTGGCGGTGGTGG